CATGGATTGTCATGGCGGTGGCAAATCCTTCGGCAATGATTACCATGTCGGACGGCTCACCAATAGTGAAGTAACCGCCCTGCATTTTACCGCCCGTGTAAAATCGTTTTGTGCCGTCTGTGGCAATATATTGCAGTGACTGGATTTCACCACCCACGCCATAAACAGGAATAACGAGTTTGCCGTCATAAATGCGCAATGCTGCGTGTGATTTGACATTTTTGCGCGTCAAATAATCGTGATCTAAAGCGTGTGGGAGTTTTGCATACAGCTCCTGAGCGTTAAACGCTGCGTTGCTGTAAGCAAAATCCCGTTCTTCTTTGGCTTTCTCAATAGCTTGTTCGCGTTCGTAATCGTTTTCGCTACTTCTAAAGCCATCAGCAAACCAAACGTGTTGCTCGCCCGATTTCCAGTCACCATAACATGCGCCTTTGCCGTCTATAAATAATGATACCCAGCCAGATTTCTCTTTGCCTGTAGTGGCAAAGCGCGTAATGCCGTGCTGATTTATATGCGTTGGCGGATTTATGCCTGAAGCGCGTATTGCATTTAATAGATCATTCATAATTTTCCTAAATATTGCGCTAAGCGTTCAACGGTTTTTTCATAAGGTGTTTTTTCTTTTTTAAACTGATCGTGCAAAAATCGATGCAGCATATTGCGCGACACGCCCGATTCTTCCGCTACTTTGCTAATGTTCATCACGCGTAATTTTTCTTTGATTTCATCTGGTGTCATTGTGTTTTCCTTGCTGTTTTCTAAAAAATAAAAAAATATGTTTACATTATAAACTATTTTTAGTAATATAGTACCCGTAGTAACAAATTATTTTTTTTAATCCCAATGCGGAGCAACACAATGACATACTCACAAGACGTTATTAATTTGGCAACATCAATGGGCGTGCACCCAGCCGATGTTTTGATGTTTGCACAATCAGTGGCAAATTCAATTAGCCAAGACAACATGGTTGATTCTTTTATTGATTCTGACGAAAGCACCCGAACAGAATTATCTTTAGCTTATGCCCAACACGCAACAAAAAAATTCCAATCATTTACTAACACTTATTTAGTAAATGAAGTTGCACGCTCTTATTTTCAATCTGCTGTTTATGCTGGAGGTGTAGCATGAGCCTTTTAAACACGATTAGCAAACCCGTTAATAAATACCGATTGTTCACCATTTACGGTGGCGCAGGTATTGGCAAAACCAGTCTAGCCAGCACATTCCCCGCACCTATTTTTATCAGAGCAGAAGATGGTTTATCTTCTGTTCCTACAAACGCAATGCCTGACGCTTTCCCATTGCTTACAAGCAGCGACGATATTTATAATCAACTGTTAACTTTAATTAATGAAGATCACCAGTACAAAACATTGGTGATTGATTCAATCAGTAAACTTGACCGCTTATTTACTGACGAAATAACCAAAGGCAACACCAGCGCGAAAGCATTAGCACTTGCAATGGGTGGTTATGGCGCAGGTTATCAGGCATTATCATCTATGCACGGCAGAGTACGAAAAGCGTGTCAGATTTTAGTGGATAAAAAAGACATGAACATTGTTTTTTTAAGCCACGCAGAATTAAACACAATTGATTTGCCAGACAGTGATGCTTATCAACAGTATGGCTTAAAAATGGAAAAGAAATCACAAAGCCATTACATTGATGATGCAGATTTTGTAGGTTTTATGCGCCTAGAAACTTTTGTGATGAAAGATGAGCAAAAGAAATCAAAAGCAAAAAGCACGGGTGAGCGGATTATTCAATGCACAAGTGAAGCGTCAAGCGTTAGTAAAAACCGCATGGGATTAACTGACGATATTTTTATCCAACACGGAATCAATCCATTATTAAAATTTTTAGGAGAATAATTATGAGTTTTTGGCAAACAAGCGAAGGTAAAAGCGCAACAGATACAACAGGTAAATTTGAATCAGGTGGTGGTATTGCGTTAATACCTGAAAACACGACCTGCTTGGCCATGATTACTGAAGCCAATATTGCTAATTATGAAGGCAATGAATATATTAATTTGGCGTGGACAGTAAACAAACCAGACGCTTATAAAAACCGCAAAGTGTTTCAAAAAGTGCGCGTATTTGACGCAGACACAAAGAAACGCGACAAGGCTTTAAATATGCTTGCAGCTATTGATAAAAATGCTGGTGGAGTATTGGCACAATTTAATGCAGCGCCAACTAATGTAACGTTACTGCAAATAATGAATAAACCCATGCTAATTAAAGTTATGGTGTGGGAGATAAACGACAAAACAGGCAACTGGGTTGCAGCAGTATCACCACGCAGTGTTGAAGAACCTGTGCAAGCACCTAAAACAACACCAGAAATTGCTGATGATAATTTCGATGTTCCTTTTTGATAATTAACTAAACAAACGCACATGGACGTGCAGCAAATAAAGGTGAGTAAAATGATAGAACAAAGAACGCCAGAATGGTTTGCACAACGTGTGGGGCGTATTACCGCGTCAAGCGTTGGCGCAATACTTGGATTATCCCCGTTTATGAAACGTGAAGATGTCATGCGCAACATGGTGCGTGAATATCACAGCGCAGAGCGTGAGTTTAAAGGCAACCAAGCCACAGAATATGGCACGTTTCACGAAGATTTAGCAAAGATGGATTACCAACTAAAAACAGGTGTTTATGTAGAAAAATGTGGGTTTTATACACACGATTACTGGCTAGGAGCAAGTCCCGATGGATTTGCTGGCTTTGATAAACTAATTGAGATTAAATGCCCATACGGTCAACGCGATAAAATCCCGCCAATGTTTAAAAACTTAGCGCAGCAGCCGCATTATTATGCGCAGATTCAGGTGCAACTATTTGTGACGCACATGAGCGCGTGTGATTTTTATCAATGGTCGCCAAACGGTGACCAATTAGAAACCATTGATTATGATCGCGAATGGATAAATAAGCACCTGCCAATTTTAAAAAGTTTTCATGATGAGTATTTGATTGAGCGCGATAACCCAGAAAAGTATTTGCAAGATAAACGCGCCACCAATAACGCAAACTCGACAGCATACCGCGTGGAATATTATTTTGAGTTATCTGCGCAGATCGCAGAGCTTGAAGCGATTAAAAAGGGTGTGCTTGAGCATATTGTTCGAGATTGCAAAGAACAAGACAGCGAGATCAACGGGCATAAATTAACAAAGGTAGTTAAGAAAGGTGCGGTGAGTTATGCAAAGGCCGTCAAAGAATTATTGCCTAATGCAGATTTAACGCCTTACATGGGTGCAGCGAGTGAGTATTGGAGGTTGTCGTGATTGAAAAATTATCAATAAAACAAAAACAGTTTTGTGATGCTTATTTAGCTAATAATGGAAACGCAACTGCCGCAGCAATTTCTGCTGGATATAGCAAATCATCCGCGCAGCAAATTGGCTATGAAAATCTTAAAAAGCAATCTATTGCTGATTACATTGACCATGTTTCAAACGGAAATAAACCAAAACTAGAATTAAATTCTGACCTAGAAAGAACAGTTTTAAAATGGCGGCAACTTGACAAAAATAATGAAACAACTTATCCAAAATATGGACAAATTGTTTTAGCGGTAAATAATAATAAAGAATTTGCGGTTTGTATGTTTGACGGAATAAAAAGAAAAGAATTTGTAATTGAAGAAAGAGAAACCACTATTGTTTTAAATAACGTTTATGCTTGGATGGAATTACCAAACGCGCCAATTGTTTCGCATATTGAAAATGACGAATATCTAATCGAACAAACCACGCTTGAAACATTCGACATTATTGACGCAATAACACCTGCACTTCGTGAAGCGGTTAAACACTTATTAGTGCAACAAGGAGTAAGCAAATGAAAATGCGCCCATACCAACAGCAGGCGCATGACGACTGCATAGCGTGGGTTCGCAAGAACACCGCGCCATGCGTTCTTGAATTGCCAACAGGTGCAGGTAAATCAATTATTGTGGCTGAGATAGCCAACTCGTTAAACAAAGTAAGCAAAGGCAAACACGTTTTATGTATTGT